TATATACGCCATGTTTCTCTCTCTCTCTCTGATTATATCTAATAGTAACATACGGAATAGGTTTTGTCAACAAAAATCGTACACGATAAGTCATTGATATTAAAGGAAAAGTGAAAATAATTAAGCAGCAATTGCAAGTATCTCTGCATCTGAGCCATATAAGTCGAACCGATTCGCAGTCAATTCACGTTTTCCAGCTCTGGGAAAATCAATCACTTTAGAATAAGGAGATTTCTTTGCATAGACGGTTATATCTTTATGGCGAGATAGTTTGTTCCAAACATACCGTCCACCAGCAGACTGTGAAGAACCAGCACGAAGCGTGATACCTTCATCTTTAAGAAGAAATGTGTATAGTTTAACAGCAAGGTTCTTACCTTTGTAACGGCTGTCAACCCGTAATAGATCAACGTGCCAAGAACCACGTTCCTTACTCAACTCTATGTGAGCAACAATGCGATAATGTGTAACCATACCATCAAGAGTACGAACCCTTTTTGATACAGAACGATCATAGACCCATATCTCACGATATGTGTTCTCTTCTTGTTCGTTGTATATGTAATAACCTAGGCGGCGTCCTAGAAGATCACCTTCCATGTTGCCATAACCTAGACTATTTCCTTTATCCATAACAACTTTACAAACCATCACAATCTCTCTTTTCTCAGTTTATACCTAAGTATACATCATAAAACTGAGTTTGTCAACAAAAATCGTAGCTCATAAGTCATTGATTTCATTGAGAATCCAAACTTTTTTCTTCATCTTACCAACGGTAAACTCAGAAAAACCCTCTGGAATAGGTTTATTCCACCCATTTTTACGTGCGATTCCCACACTTGGGAACATACCGATTCGATGCATTATGTGTGCCATAATCCAACCATCTTCAATCATGATATTCTCATCATCTGGACAATCATCGAAGCCCATGATATCTTTATCTCTAGAGGATATTTTGGGGGAGAGGAAGTTAAATTCATTATCCATTGATTTTAACTTCCCAGCTGAATACCGTTTCAAGGAACATTGCAGCATCTTCAAATGTTGCAAATTCTTCACCCATGTTCATGACTGCACCATCAGTTGCAAAGGCATGGAAGCCTGCATCACGACCTACAATTTGAGGAGCTTGACCAGAAGAATTGCAATTTGTTGCAGTCCAAACACCAAAATCTTTAAAGTTTTCTTTCCATTCACTAACTAACATATCTCTTCCTTTGTTTTCTCAGTTTATACCTAAGTATATACCACAGAAGAGCATTTGTCAATAAAAATCGACATAGTTTTGATGTTTTATTTGGTTTTTAAGAGAAGTGTGACATTTTTATTACACTTAGAAACCTTTAGGTCTTTTAGTAATACCTCGGCGTTTCATTTCAAAACTTACCCATTGTTTAGCTCTGGAGTTTGTTACCTTATTTTTTAGTAATGCTTTTATTCTTCTGAAGACTGATACTATAATATCTTCATCAGCTTTATTATTATCGACAATTATCATGCCACTTTTGAATAGATTATTAAATTTACCAATATTACTTTGAACATCTTTCCACGATTTAATTACAATATCCTCTGGCACACTACGCTCACGCTCAATATTTCTTTCAAGTGCAACATCAAGAGAAGTGTTAACAAATATCATATAGCAATCATAACCTAGATTCTCTAGTTCTCTCTTTTCTTTGGATACTTTATCAAAATCTCTACCAGTGCCATCTATAACAAGCCCAAGACGGCCATCAAGGTAATTACCCTTACTTTTAGATGTAAGTGCTTTTGCTTTACCTCTAACTGCATCCCTTGGTTCTGCTTCATCTGCGGGCATCTTTAAAGACAGCCCTGCGTCCTTGAGAAGTTTCTCAAAAGCATCATCAGAGTTTACAATTTTAAGTCCACTTCCACCAGTGGTTTTCCTGACAACGTATGATTTACCGCTGCCAGGGCCACCAGCTAGAAAAAATGCTTTAAATATGTTGGGATCGTTGAGCCCTTCCTGTAGTTCGTAGAATGTTTTCATAAGTATTCCTTATATCTTTTCCATGCCCTTTGGCTATCTGTATAACATATTTATCATCATCTGAAAGTGGTGTAATTGTCATTACTCTCTCCTGTCTCTGAAAGTTCATTTTTTTAATACGATTTTTCATTGTAGCTTTTGCCATTTTTAATTTTCCTTTGTTAATTTCAGATTATTAGTTTGGGGCGTGTTTTTAGATATATTCCTCCTTATAGGTTAGGGTAGAAGTCTTCAAGTTTTTCTATAAAAGTAGCTGACTTTTTTGGTTTAGGTTCAAAATTATCTTCTGGGCCATCTAGAGATTCTTCAAGTGAATCCTTTACGAGTGTCATATGTGTTTTGTGTTTCTTATCACCAAAATCAAAATCATGTCTAAGTCTTTTCACAAAAAACATACCTTTATAGAATTTATCATTCTTTTCATTCTTGGTAGTTTTAATTGAAGCATTATATGGTAAATCTAACTTCACAATGTCTCCAGCGCTTACAACTGTATTACCATGAGTTAATATATTCATTAATAACCCTTGTTCTAATTGCATCAGTTGTGAGGTTCTGCGCTGTAACCAATTTTGTGCATTTGGTGGTGTGTATGGTGAAGTATTATTTGTGGTAGTATGTTGAGCATCATTTAATCCTGATATAGAAGCAGGAGATACAAAGGTTCTAGCTGGAAAATCTTGAGCTGTCCTACCTTTATCATCTACAACAAGATGGCTGTATATTGGGAAATCATCACCATTGGATTTATGATATTTAGTAATATGATTTTCTTTTTTAAAATTATCAAAAATACCATATTGATATCTTTTATATGATTTACTGAAGATATCATGAACAATAAGATTAGATGCATATACTCCAGTAGTATAATTAGTTAAACTATTTGCATTTTCTATAATTTCAAAATCAAGAATATTTCCTAATTCTTTAGTTATATTTACAGAACCACCTTTATCCACACTAGAACCATGAACAAATTGTGTGTATGTTTGTTTTGGAATCTGTGCATATAAACTTGATAAGCTTCTAAAATGGTATCCTTTTAATGTTTCATAAAAAAGATAGTTGGGGTTTGAGAAGAATTTTGATACTGCTTCTCTAGTTGCCATCTTTATGATATCAAAAGGCCTTACGTTTGGTGCAACAATTCTTTTGCTTCCAGAAGTTGGTTCTACATAAATATTTTTCTTACAATCAACTTCACCTAACATAATTTTTACAATGTCTGAATAAGAACCTTTTAATGAACGAGAAACTTTATTTCTTTGATTTCTTACTATTTCTGATGTAGTGAAATTTAACAAATACACCTGTACGTTATTACCAGTTTGTACCCTACTTTCCAACGAATTTATGATAAGAACATTTTCAGTAAAATCTATAGTTTCTTCCTCTTGTTTCATGGATGGTGTTCGTATTTTAAGTTTTAGATATTCTTGTCCGATAATAGGGCCTAATGAGGTAAGAGCAAAAGAATCCTGTAACAGTATGTCTCCTGTAACAGCAGTCATACTAGTATCTTCAAAAATAGTTATGTTAAGTATTGATGCTGATAAATCTATTACCATACCAGAAGAAGTAATTATTTCTGCTTTGACTAATTCAAAATCACCAACGGCTTGTATTCCTGCCATTATATCACACTTGCTCCCATAAGAGTTTCAAATTCTTCTATAAATTGCTCTATATAAGCTCCATCTAATAATCGTATTTTACGTAAACTATCTTGTCTTTCTACTTCAAACTCAAAGTTTGTTATCGTAGTAAGGTCTGCTTCAGAGTAACCTGTAGTATCCGTTCCTATATTAATTTTAATAGAGGTATCACCAGAAGTTTGTGCTATTTCATGATGATGTATTGCATCTATATTTGTGTATTTGTCATTAACAAATGCATTGAACTGACTACTAGCCATAGGCCATTGGTGATAACGGTCAGTGATATTATTAATATACAAAATTACCCAATGTAACTGTGAATCATCATAGAGTTTATCTGCAATCATCTCTGGAGTTTCACCATCCCTAACATCATAGGTATCATATAGAAGAGTGTTTGTTCTTACCTTTGTTCTCAAAGCAACACGTTTCAATAAGTTAGTTACGATTTTAAAATCACCATTACCAACAGAATCATAAACTATGAGTGGAAAATTTGCAAAATACATATTAGAAACCTTCCTTAATCATATCTTTACTTAATGTTTCTATTTCAGTAAACTGTAAAGTGATTGAACTTTTTTGTGGAGGAGGGCCGTTACCCCTCATAGACTCTGTAGGTTCGTAAGCAGTAAAACGATCTGCACCATATTGAACATCTACCTTCTGTAGAAAGCAAGTTGAAATTTTATTAATAAAACCATTTTCTTGATTTTGATACATATATGTAATATCAAAAGTGTTTGGAATTTTCATCTCTCTTCTTGTAGTTTTATTAGAATATTCAGGCATCATATTTTCTTTAAAAGTGTATATTATTTTTTCTATTGTTTTAGCCTCTTCAGCACTCTTGGGTATAAAATTAAATGTGTATGAGAAACTTCTTCTACCAACACCTTCAAACATCATTTCCATTCTAGGAGTGATAACTTTACCACTGTCAATTTGTTGTAAAGCTCTAGCACCTGATGCCACACCATCTAAAGTAGCATTAAGTAGATTTGTTATACCTTCTTTAGCTCCACTAATATTACCAACTGCTGTCAATTTAGCTTCCATACCAGCACCAGCACCTCTAAATGCTTCTATTGCTTCTTTACCCATCATAGCAATTGTGCCTATTTCTTGATCTGCATATTTAACTTCATACTCAACAGATACAGATGGTGGCATATATAAAGATATTGCTGCATCAAGTCTGACAGTTGGTTTCTCAGCTAAGATTGATCTTCCTTTACCTTTTGCTGGGCCAGGTGCTGATGATAGACCAACTAATTCTCCAGAACCAGCGTTTTGATTATTTGTAGCATCTGTGAAACTTTGACTTGATCCAAAATCACTACCTTGAACGACTTTACTTTGTATTTTATTAAAATCTTTGTCATTTTCTGTTGAGTTTACTTTGCCAGGCGTGAATGAATTAATATTAAATACTATATAATGACCTTGTTGTGGATCAGAATCAACATTTGATGGATATGACATAACACTAGTAGTAAATTTACTCTTTGTGGGTAAAGAACTAAGAGCAGAATTAGCGGCTTCTTTAGCTCCACCAGATAAAAAATCAACACCACTTTTAATACCACCACTCACTGCTGAATTTAATCTTCCTGCTATTGTGGATCGAACGGCACCTGTAATACCTGTTAATATTGCCATGTCTAAATATCCTTATACACTCTTACTGAAAGTATTTATACGTTATGTCATACAAAGGAAAATATAATCCTAGAAATCCTCAAAAATATACTGGTAATTCACAAAATGTAATCTATCGTTCTTTATGGGAAAGAAAGTTTATGGTGTATTGTGATACTAATAATTCTATACTTGAATGGGGTAGTGAAGAGATCATCATACCCTATTTATCTCCTTGGGATGGAAGAATACACCGTTATTTTCCAGATTTCTATATAAAAACTAAACAAGCCGATGGAACTATTAAGAAGTTTATTATTGAAGTTAAACCCAAAAAACAATGCTCTCCTCCACCAGAACAACCTAAAAGAAAAACTAGAAGCTGGTATGGAGAAGTTAAAACTTGGGGTATTAATGAAGCAAAGTGGAAATATGCAACAGAGTGGTGTAATAATAATGATATGAAGTTTAAGATATTAACAGAAGACCACCTTAATATAAAGTATAAATAGTTACATGGCACAGTCAAAATTTATACAAAGCGTTCTAGATGCAGCTAAAGGTAGACCAAAATCTACTCAATGGTACAAAGATAAAATCAAAGAGTTTGGTAAGCCAGGCGCAATGGATTTGATACGAGATGGTAAAAGAAACAATAAACCTTTTATTGGTAAGTTGAATATGTTCTTCTATGATCCTAAGTTTAAGAAGACACTTCCTTACTACGATACATTCCCATTAGTATTACCGTTAGAAGCATACTCTGATGGATTTCTTGGAATTAACTTTCATTATCTACCAATTCCATTAAGACTTAAATTATTAGATAAATTGGTTGATTATTCAAATAATACACAATTTGATGAAAGCACAAAATTGATTGTTGATTATAGAAAACTTAAAAAAATAAAACTAATACAACCAACCATACATAAATATTTGTCTGGACAAACAAAATCACAGTTTCGTAGAGTGGATGCAGATGAATTTATGGTGGCTGCATTGTTACCAGTACAGAGATTTAAGAAGGCTTCATCAAAAGAAGTATGGTCTGATTCTAGGGGAATGATCTAATGGCAATTGCAAGTTTTATAGAGGGTACAGCTTTTGGTGTAGTAAATGATATACTCTCTGCATTTCACTCAAATGAAGGATATGCTGTACCAAACAGGTATGAGGTTGTGATATCACCTCCAGCAAAATTAGGTGGTGGTGGTCAAGAAAATATATTTAATAATGCAGAAAGAGGTGCTAACGTAAGAGACATATCTTTGAGAGTAGAGAGTGTAACATTGCCAGGGCGAACACTGACAACTGCTTCAGAAACAAACGTGTATGGGCCAGACAGAGAAATAGTTGAAGGTGTAACTTATGCAGATGAAATTGCAATTGATTTTCAAGCAAGTGCTGGATTAGAAGAAAGAGTATTTTTTGAAAATTGGCAGAAACAAGCATTTAATGAACAGACATGGAATATAGGTTACTATAATGATTACATTGGTTCTATGGAAATATATTTGTTAGATAGGCAAGATGTAAGACGTTATGGTTTAAAAATGTGGGAAGTATTTCCTAAAACTATTACAGCAACTACTTTAACCGCAGCTGAAGCAACAGAAATTATTAAAACAAATGTATCATTTTCTTTTAGATACTGGACAAATTTAGATCAAAATCAACAACCCCCAGACATAATGGGTAGAATATTTGAAACTGTGGTAAACTCAGCGGAGAGAAATATTTCTAGAAACATACCTAGAATATTAAATAGATTATAATAAGGATGAATAATTATGGCGCTACCTAAACTAGAAACTCAAGTATATGAACTTGAGCAACCGTCAACTGGAGATAAAATTAAATACAGACCATTCTTAGTCAAAGAACAAAAGACTTTAATGATGGCTTCTGAATCTGGAGATGAAAAACAAATTCGTGATTCTTTAGCAGGAATTATTAGTGGATGTACATATCAAAAAATAGACCCATTTACTGTTCCTATGTTTGATGTTGAATTTTTGTTTTTGAGGATACGAGGAAAATCTGTAGGGGAGAAAATTGAATTAAATTTATTGTGTCCTGATGATGGTGAAACTAGAGTTAAAACTTCTATTAAATTAGAAGATATTGGTGTGAACATGAAAGCAGGGCATACCAATGAAATTAGTATAACTGATAAGATTAAAATAATAATGAACTATCCAACACTTAATGATATGGTAGGAATGTCTGGCAAAGAAAATGTTGGACTCAATGAAGTTATTGATATGATGAAAAGATGTGTTCATGAGGTTCATGATGGCGAAACTATTCATAGTAAGATAGATATGTCTGAGTCTGATTTAGATGAATTTATTGAAAGTCTTACAACTGAACAATTTCAAGGCTTAGCAGATTTCTTTGATACTATGCCTAAAGTTGCTCATTCGATTGAGGTTACTAATCCTAAAACAAAAAAGAAGGGTGAAGTAGTTATAGAGGGTATTCAAAGTTTTTTCGAATAGCCCTCTCTCATGATTCTGTTACTAATTATTATAAAACAAACTTTGCAATGATACAACACCACAATTGGAGCTTAACAGAACTAGATGATATGATGCCTTGGGAGAGGGAAGTTTATATAGGATTGTTAATAGAACACTTAGAAGAACAAAAAAAGGAACAGGCTAAACACTAATGGATATATTAACACCAACAGCTGCAGCTACAGAAATTACAGAGCTCATTCTACCTTATATTGGTATGGTGTTAATTGTTGTGTTTGGTTTTATGTTTAAAGACTTTGCTACTAAACTGAGCAAGGGTATTGCGTTTAGTATGAATAAACAGTTCCA